GGTGAAGGTGACCTGCGTCGAATCGCGCACGATCTCGCGATCGGTCAGCAGCATCGTTGGGACGTCCCGCCATTCGTCCCGCACGATCGAGACGGTATCGCCGAGCCAGAAATGCCGCGCGCGTGCCGCGGTCAGGATCTTGTCGAGCGCGTCCGGCACGGCGACGGCTGCCGTGAACTCATAATCGAAGCTGTCTCCGCGGCTGTCGCAGCCGGCGGCGAAGCTGACGACCGCGTTGAAATCCACCTTGGCGATCGACAGGCCAGAGCCGTACTGGCTGTTGACCACGGCATCGAGAAACGCCCATCCGTTGTTGCGCGTCGCCTGCGTCACAAAGGCCGCCCCGTTCCAGACCGGCAGCTTGCGCGTGGCCAGCACGCCGAACTTGGAGGCGCCCTGCGTCGACTGCGAGGCCTTGATCCGGATCGCGACGGTCGACACGTCGGCAAAGGAATTTGCGCCTTTCAGAAACGAGCGCAGCCCCGCCCAGATCACGGCGTTGCTGCCGGCCTGCCCGGCGAGCTCCCCATCCTCCCGACGGAAGCGCACCAGATAACGACCCGGCGCCACGTCGGCCTTGACGCTGTCGCGAACCGGCGACTGCGAATTGTAGGACCGCTCGATATAGAACAGCTGGGCATAGGCGCCGGTTTGCGCGCCGGTGTCATCGCACGGCGCAACTTCGCAGGTCAGGCCCACTGTCGAATAGCCGTAGTTGCCGTTGTCCTTGTTGTAGGTGAAGCAGCCGGCCGGAAACACGAAGTCGATTGCGATCGATTGCGCCAGGCTGCCGGCCGGATTGGCGGCGAAGCCGCCGAGCCAGGCGCCGGGCGAGCGGTCCGACGATGCCGGAAATGAGAAGCCGCCGAAATCGAACCGACCGCCGGTCGTGCCGGACCCTGACGGCAGCTGCTGCCCTGAGACTTCGCTGGACTGATCGACGTTGACTGGAAACAGCGTGACGATCTGGCCCGGCTCATAGAAGGCGATCTGGCAATCAAAGCCTGGCTCGACGCCGGCGCCCGCCTGCCACAGCACGGTGTCATCGATATAGATCGCCTCATAGTCGAGGCTCCCCATCGTCGTCGACAACAGCACGTTGAGATACTGATCGTTGCCGACGAATTCGCCCCAGGGTGTCGCCGCGAAATCGGGAAAGCGCTTCAGGCGCCCGTACCAGACCGGCAGTGGTTGTCCGAGCTTGGCGGTGTTGCCCTGTGCAGCGACGCTGTAGATCTGGTCCTGCGTCGCGGTCGGCGTGTTGGTGGCGCCCTGCTTCGGCGCGGTCAGCGCGTTGATCAGTAGCGAGCCGCCGAGCGCGACGCCGGCGCCGAGCGCGGCCGCACCGAACGTGCCGGCGCCGAAGGACGCACCGAGCAATCCGGCCGCCGCACCACCGGTGATGAACGTCGCGAAGGCCGCCACGGCAACCAGCGCGACCAGACCGATCACCTGCTTGGCTCCGCCCTGCCCGTTGCCGCCGAGCGGATAGGAGACGAAGCGCACCTCGTCATTGGCTGCAATGCGCCGGCGCGCCCAGCTCTTGCGCAGCACCGGCTCGCCGTTGATCTCGAGGACGGTCGGCAGCCCCTTGCTGAACTGCCAGCCGTACATGCGATCGCGCCGGGCCCAGCCGGTACGGCGCAGGAATGCGGTCACCGTCTCGCGCGGCCGCGGCACGGCCTGTGCGATCTCGAGGCCAGGCATGACGAGATGCAGCACCGGCCGGCGTGCGGACGCGGCACGCCGCTCACGTCGTGGACGCCGCGCCGTCGGCGCAGCCGCGATCTGTCGCGCTACAGGTTTTCGCGAGATGTTCGTCATCGGTCTTTCGGCTCGAAAAAGGTCAGCTGCTTCCAGCCCATCTGGCGCAGCGCCAGCGGCGTCTCGCAGGCGACGCCGGCCTTGGTGTCGCAATGAATGATCCGTTGCTCCGGCCGCAGCCAGACGCCGATATGCGCGGGAAAGCGCAGATGCGCCATCAGCACCAGCGCGCCGTCGGCAGCCTGGACGAGACCGCCAGGCCCCTGCGGGATCTCGCGCCAACGGCCGCGCTCCTCATGCCGCGCGAATTCCTCAATCACCCAGCGGCGCGAAAAGCCATCCGGCACGGAGAGGTGCGGCAGCTCGCGGCCGAACAGCTCGCGCTGAACGTGGCAAGCGAAATCCCAGCAATTGCGGGACTGCCAGGCCCAGGGCTCGCCGATCAACGGCGCCAGGAATTCGGATCGGATCACGGCAACAGGCTCGGAAACTGCTGGTAATCGTAGTTCTTGGTGATGCGCGGAAACCGCTTGTTCTGCAGGTTCTTCACCACCACCGTGCCGCTCAGCGTGGTCCCGGTCATCTGCACGCTGGTGAGCTCGAATTCGACTGGGCCGTAGGCCGGCTCTGTCAAATCGCTGCCGAGATATTCGCGATAGAGCACCTGGATGTACTGCCGGACACCGAGCGCGGCCCGGATCTTCGGCACCAGCTCGCGCGCGACATTGTCGATCGAGATCTTGCACGACGGCGGCTGGCCTTCGCGCTGCTCCGGATAATCGGCCGTGAACGGGCATGCGATGAAGGTGACCATGCTGCCGCCGTCACGCGGCGCCCCGCTCTCGATGCCGAGCATGATGTCGTCGCCGACATTAGCAACCACGCGCGCAGGCACGTCGAACGACGCCTGCCAGATCTCCAGCGTATGGTAGACCCGCGCGCTCGGCGGACAGGAGGCATAGGCCTCAAGGAGAGCTTCTGAATGGGTTGGCATGATTATCCAGCGCCCAAGGCAGCCTGGTGGCGTTGATACATGGACGAGAGAATGCCGGGCGGGCTATGTCCGGTCTGGGCTCCGCAAGCGGACGTGTTTGCAGACCGAGATCTGTTCCGCCTTGGGGGCCATGCGGACTTGCATGCTACCGTCGAGCGAATAATCTCAGATGCGATTTTGGGAAATTGAATATGAAACCCGTTGCCTCGACAGTTGATCTTCCGGCTCGTTCTGAGGTTGTCGAAAGGCTGGCGGCTCTGGCAGATGGCCGTAGCTCGCCAGACGAAGTTAGCCGCTGGGCATCGGCGTGGCTCCTAGCCGATCAAATACCCGGCACGGATGTGCGGGTTGTGGACCGGCCCGTATGGGAAGCCATCATACGAATGACAGGAGCAGACTTAGAGGTAAAACCGGGGTCTTACCTCCATGGAACAGATGACTTCCTTGCATGGCTTGCCGAATTGCAAGCGGCCCCTCTCCCGAGGGCGACATCAACCTCACCGCACAACCCCGCGTCAAATGGCGCGAAGTCCTTCGACTAAGGAGGGCTGCCGTGAGAAGTCCGCTTAGGGGCAAAAGCCGCCTATCGGTCCTCTGATTTCAGACTTCCGGTCGTGCCCCGAGAGCGGACATACCCGGCGCGAGCCGCAACGTCCGAGATGGGCCAGAAGGCGACATTAGCCGGCCATGAACCAACGGCGACGTGCATCTTCCATTAACGAAACCGGCGAGACGACTGGAGCAGGTTGGTTTGGGCCTGTTAAGGACTTGCTCCCACGGAGGATCTGGCGAATGGCTTCGAGCTCTTTCAGAATTGCACTTCTTCCTGCTTTAGTCCTGCTGTGCGGCGCACCTGAAGCATACGCAGAATTTCTACCTGGAACTCCTTGCCCTGAGGGCTACACCTGCCTCTCGGCGGAACCGCGCGATGGTGTGTGCAAACATCCCGATGTGATTCTCGATGACACGCTGAAGGTCACGCGGGTCGACGGCGATCAATTCTCACCAAAAGGCGAACGCGCCTGCATCAGGCAAACGACCGGAGCCGTCGTCCGGGGTGGGGCTGGTCTTCAACTGAAGCTCGATGATGGTAAGGTCAGATTGTTCAAAGACAAGCCCAATTGCGAGCGAAATCCGGACACGTGCGAACTCTTCTCGCTGTACGACTATTTTCCGAAGAGCAGATTGTTCTTGGTTCACGACCAGGGTTATGAAAGCGAGGCTTGGTTTTTGGTCAGCCAACGAGATGGTCGTAAGCAGAGGATTGTCGCACCTCCGGGCTATTCACCGAGCAAGCGATGGTTGGCCTCAGTCGAAGCAATCGACGGCCCGAGCGACGCCAACAATGGCTTTGACATTCTCCCCGCGGATATGAACCCGAGTGGACCGTCCATACATTACAGGCCGACGGAGTATGAAAATTGGGAGTTCGTCCGTTGGGATGGCGATGAACGCCTCTTGCTGAATGTGACGGTTCATGAGAACGGAGGCTCGGCGATGGTGACACACCCCGCTGAAGTAACATTGCTCAACGGCAAATGGGTCCTGAACAAGTGGTCGCCACGCTAGTCCCAAGTGCTGTCAGTCAGGTCCGCTATGGGTCACAAGCAGCCTATCGGTCTTCTGGTTCCTTACTTCAGGTCATGCCCCATGAGCGGACATCCTCGGCGCAAGCCAGAAGGTCTGCAACGGGCCACAAGCAATCGTGCATTTTTCGAGACAAGGGCAGCAAGGCCCGCAGTAGAGATTGATCTCAAGGAGACACCAACATCACGCAAGCTATCACGAGAGCAGTGGTAATAGCGATAATCGCAAATACGCTTGGATTCCTGTCCGGATTGCGATGGGACTGGATGGCTCCATAAGTCATAACGCCTAGAGCGCAGAGCGCGTAAGTGATGAAAACGATGCCACGCACCATCCTGCTCCCTAGCGGCGCCACTCATAATGGTTGGAGACTTCCTGCATTCTGTGCTCGAAAGCCCTAAAGAACCACTATCTCAGCGTTAACAAACGTCTGCAGTGGGTCCAAAAGCGGATCAGCGCCTGCCATCCGGGCCATTTCCGCTATACCACCCCAAAGCGGACGCTGAGCGTCCGGATCAGACGTCATAAATGCGCAAGGTCATCGTGACTGCGATCTTGTCCGTCGAAAGCCATGCATAATTCAGGCTGGAGCCTGGCTTTACGAACTGGCACACCTTGTTGAGGTAGGCGGTTCCGAGCCAGACATCGGCCGTGAACCGGCCGGTGCCGTTGCCCAGCGTGCCCTTGACCCAGGCGACAAACGTGTCGTGCTCGGCGGCGCTAATCCAGATGGTCTGCGTGAGCGTGCCG